CATGGAGTATCGTCTTACAGACCAGGCTCCCTTGTGCATCGGGAAGAGGAAACAGTTATGGTCTGCGCCCTTCTCTTTTCCCTTAGACCCAGTTTGAAAATAACCTCGAAGACTTAACTCCTCATACGCTTGCTGTAGATGGAAGGTATGGGTAATAAGCATGTGGTGGTCTTGATCCCACCACCAAAGCGCCTCAATTTCTTTGAGGTATTTGACCAGCTTCTTGTGGTCCTCATCAAGCGGAACGTTTGGATTCTGACTTGATAGATCATCGACTGTAGGGTTGATGTCTTGAGGCAGGTTCTTACGCCGCTTACGTGTAACAACCTTAACGTGGTCACGCCAATTTGGAGGGATAGCTGTTAAAATACCTCCTTGTTTAACGCACTGAAAACCGTCTGTGCCCTTTCCTTTACGATGCCAGACCCACATGTTTCCGCCGCATATATCTACACGCGACTGAAAATCAAACCCAGCTAAAGCAGACATCTTACCGAGAATAGCTCGGGCCAAAGCAGCATGTTCGTTGTGATTAACTGTTGGCACATCATCCAGATGAACGTATAGGTGCAAGCCCTTCCCTGAAGAGGATTTGCGAATAGTCACCCAATCTATCTCACTAGCTTCCCGGCGAACGTTCTCAAGTTCCTCGTTCGTAAGTTTTGCTAGATGCTTCTCAGAGTGGCCGACGATAGCATCGAAGTCATATGCTACCCACTTGGAGACTCGATTGGCCCAATCCCAACCGGTCATTCCAATACCCTCAGCGTGCTCCGCTAGGTCGAACTTAACCTCTCGATCCGTATACTCCGGCGAAGTGTTGGCTTTATATGGGATGCGGAATGACTTCCAAGTCGTTAGACCATCGGTCCATCCATGCCACTTCCTTCCTTTAAACTCACCATCAATACGTTCTCCGCCATCTTGACCAACATTGACTTGACACTCCATTTGCAGATTGTATAAGGATGCTAGATCCGCTGGGGCCTTAGCTTCCAGGAAGCGCAGTATCGCTTCCGACTTGGTGGGCATATGTCTCCTTGTGCTTCGCTTCAAGAAACGGTCATGGGCTCGGTGTAGTTCTTCGTAGAACCCCGCACCAGACTATACGCGATTTACAGAAAAATTGTTCCATTCTTTCTAAGTCTATACCCTGCAAGGGGTTACCGCTTTTCTTACTGACTTCTTTCTGTATTGGGACATTGAAAAGGAGAAAGAAAAGGAAGGGTACAAAGAAAGAATTGGAGACCGATCAGTAGGTATTGGCGTAAGTCCTTACCCTGTAAGGACTTAGGAATAGTGGAACAATTTTGGGTTATATCGCGTATAGTCTAGTGAGCCTAGAGTATATCGAGTGGCTCAATCTACCACGCTTTCCAATGCTTCGCATCCCCGAACAACCTGCTTCAATGGAGTATTCAATGGGTGACCTGAAACAAATTGCTATTTCCAGTATTCGCGAAAACCCTGTAGCCTTGCGGACAGTCAATCGGACTTCCGAGGAGTATCAGGGTCTCGTTTCCAGTATCCAGACGAAGGGCTTTCTCGGCGCTATCACGGTTCGCCCTAAGACGGACGATGAGACCGGCGAGGAGTATTACGAGTTGGTTGACGGACTCCACCGTTTCTCTGCGTCGAAGGATGCGGGACTTGAGGAGATCAACGTCGATGTTACGAACCTGAATGACGACCAGGTTCTCGAAGCCCAAATCATGGCAAACATCCACAAAGTGGAGACCAAGCCTGTCGAGTATTCACAACAGTTGCGGCGCATCCTGGCTCGCAACCCGCTGATGACTGAGGCTGAGCTGGCTAGCACGCTCGGTAAGTCGTCGGCTTGGATCAATGGTCGTTTGGGTCTGAATAAGATCACTAACGACGAGATTCAGAAGCTTGTCAATGAGGGCAAGATCAAGTTGGCTAACGCTTACGCTCTGGCGAAGCTGCCCGCTGAGGAGATGGCTAACTTCACGGATCGCGCGATGACTGAGCAGCCGGACGTGTTCGTGCCGCAGGTCAACGCTCGCGTGAAGGAGTTGCGTGAGGCTCGTCGTAAGGGTAAGGACGCTGCTCCGGCGGAGTTCCAGCCCGTGGCGCATCTGCAGAAGCTGAAGGATGTGAAGGAGGAGCTTGAGTCTGGTGCGGTTAGTTCCGCGCTTATCGCGGCTCACTCGATCACCGATCCGGCGGCTGCGTTCGGCATGGCTATTAAGTGGATGCTGCATCTCGATCCCGAGAGCGTGGCGGCTCAGGAGGCTAAGGACGTGGAGCGTAAGGCTACTCGTGCCGAGGCCAAGAAGAAGAAGGACGCCGAGCGGACTCAGAAGAAGGCTGAGAAGAAGAAGGTTGAAGCTGAGGCGGCTGCCAAGGCAGCTGAGGAAGCTGCGGCGGTTCTCAACGCCTAGCAAGTAGGGCCTAGAGTCTTAGGGGATAACCTCTAAGACTCTAGGCTTATGGAGTTAGTAGATGGCACAGACAGGCACGACGGACAGTCACGCACACACTTACCCACATGGATCTAGTAGATCCATTACGTCAAATGAACACGGACACAGTCACGTCGTTCCTGCCTG